ACTCCTCCGGAGCCGACGCCGGCTCCCGGGGCGGCCCCCGAACCGGTAAAACCGAGTGACTCCAATGAGCCGTCGGTCTAGACGCAATATCCGGGCCTCTGAGCCCCATCGCAGGGGGGGGAGCTACTCCCCCCCCACTCCCCGTCGCAAGCGCCCCTCCTATCGCTTGTCAGACCCCCTCTCCTATAGCCCCACACGCACCCAAGTGCTAGATCATCCTGTGTGGGCCTCCCGGACAGTACGCCCTCCCTTGATACGTACTGTCCCCCGTGACACCCGTTTACGGGTTCTTAACAACCGGCGATCGCCGGACGTACCAGCCCGGGCGCTAGCCCGGATGAAGCCGTGGACCACGTTCGAAACAGAGCCCTTCCCAAGGGCCGTAACCTGTGCTAGACGCACTATCCGAAGAGAGGTTCTCTTCGCTACCAGGCAAACCAATGGCGCCGGTTCCCGCGGCGTCCCCAAGTCAAAGGAGCAATGCACATGAGCTGGTGGGCAGCAGTAGCACAAGCCGTCGATTCCGCGATTGGCATGTATCAACGCAACACAGCAGACCGCAAAGCGGGCAAGACAGCCCGCGCGGAGAATTATCACGGCCTCCTCGGTCGTGTTGAGGCCGCTAAAGCCGCTGGCCTACATCCGCTCGCAGCACTAGGAGCAAATATCGGTTCTTCTGGCGCTCCAATGCCCGTCGGCACTGACTTTCGTGGCATCGCTGCTGATTTCGAGCAAAACAAAATGCGCAAAGATGAGTTCAATCGCGATATGTCAATGCGCAAACAAGCTGCAAAGGCTCAGGCAATCCAGAACGCGCAAGAACAACAATTGCGCGAAGCGCAGATTAAGCGAATGGAAAAGGAGAATTCATGGATCGATGAACAGATTAGGGCTTCCCAAGATGAGCGCGTCAGAGAAAGCCGAAATTCGATGGTTTCGACAGCCTCTAACCCGCAGGACCACGCGGCCAACAATGCTGGATATTTTGAAGTCAGCCCTAACAAGGTCACTTCGCATCGCGATGGTGTTGCTCAGGGAACGCAGCCGTCCGTCGAGACCCTCGTAGACCCCGCCACTGGCCGCCGCATTCCCGTCCCGTTTGGCTATTCTCAGAACTCTGAACCTTCCGAATTGTTCAGTATGGCTAGAGAGATTTCAGCCCATTACGGAATTCCACTTGACGTCATTACCCTAAAAAGGCCATTCTCTCAATTGAAGAAGTGGCTAGAGAGAGCTTCTCGCGGTTCCTATGGGCCCCCCGCGAATGATGAAGAGTTCAACCGGGCCCTACGTCGCTATAAACCCTAGGAGATACTGTGTCATGGCATATCGTCGCCGCTCTCGTTATTCCCGTCGTCCTCGTGGCTCTCGCCGTCCTGTACGTCGTGGGCGTCGTCTGCGCACTGCTCGCGTGCAACGCATCGGATATCGCTTCTAAGGACTAACGTCATGCTCTGTAAAAGCATGGTGACCACCAAAGGCACTGTCCACCCTTGTGGGCAGTGTCTTTTTTGTAGGATCAATAAAAAGCGGGATTGGATTTCTAGGTTATTACTGGAAGCCGCTTCCCACCCAATTAATCAATTCTGGACACTAACTTATGAAGATGAGCGACTCCCAACAGTCCTTGCTCCCGGACAACCCCGTCTACCAAGTGGTTCAAAAATTTCCAAATTGGGAGTCATTTCTAGCTTGGTATCGGTTGCCAACCAATCAGGCACATTGTTCAAACCCGACCTTCAGAATTTTTTCAAGCGCTACCGGAAAAATTACGGTGAATTTCGATATTACGCCGTTGGCGAATACGGAGAAAAAAGAGGCCGCCCGCACTATCACGTCCTCGCGTTCGGCGTCGAAGCGTCGCAAGAGTCGTTAAAGGAGACCTGGAAACATGGCGCATGTCATATCGGTGACGTTGAGTCTGCATCGATCACCTACTGCGTGGAATACGCTCTTAAATCTGAAAAATCTCCTGCGCTCATTGATCTTCGTCGTCTCCCTGAGTTCGCAGTCATGTCCACTAAGCCTGCAATTGGAAGTTACGCAATCGATGAGTTCCGCACAGCGATCCTTCGCTCTGCGCCTCTTCCTACTGGTGAGCTACTTATCCCGGATACGTTTCGTGTTTTAGGTCGTGAATATCCAGTCCCGAGGTTTGTCAGAAATGAGCTCGAAGAAGAAGGTTTCGTTACGGCGCGCTCAGCGTTACGGCAACACTTGGGCGACAAGGAAGTCGTGTCCGCATTGCTTAGCCGCTCGCCGGTGGCTAGAGCGGAATATAAGAAGTTCGAAGTTCTTTGGTCGGATGATCCGGTAGGAGATAATCGTGTTTTGAAGGAACAGCTAAAGCAGAAGTTACGCAACGCAGAATCCCGTCAACGCATCTTTGGAGTTAGACATGAAACGCTCTAAGTTCAACCTCTCGCATACCCAGCTCACCACTACCCGCATGGGTACGTTCCTGCCTATTGGCGTCACTGAGGTCCTTCCTGGTGATACCGTTCAGCACGCCGCACAGGCTTTAATTCGCGCTGCTCCGTTGGCCACGCCACCGATGCATCCGGTGCGCATCGACATTCGTCATTTCTTTGTTCCTCACCGTCTTGTCTGGGACAACTGGGAAGCCTTTATTACTGGTGGTCCGGATGGCATGGATGCATCCGTCTTTCCGACGTTTGAAGTTCCCGTGCAAGGTACTAGCGATTTCATTTTTGATAATTTGGGGATTCCCCCTTTCGCCGCTGGTTCAGAAGTCAACGTTCTGCCTATTCGCGGTCTGTGTTTGATCTGGAATGAGTTTTACCGCGATCAGGATTTGCAATCCCCGATCTTGATTTCTAAGGCGGATGGCCTCGACGCAACGCCCTACCCCAACGCAATGAATGTGAATTGGGAAAAAGATTATTTCACTACCTGCCGTCCTTGGGAGCAGAAAGGTCCTGATGTCCTAATCCCGATCGGCACAAGTGCAACGGGCACGGCCACCATTCTTCAGGGTGGTCAAGCTGATGGCACTGGCGGTCTGTTCAATATCGTTCGTGGTGAAGCCGATACGGGCGGTCAAGCGTCTGTGGATTTGGCAACTGGCACCATTGGTATTGGCACTGCTCTTCGCCTGACTGGTGATGTCGATGTGGATCTCACTACAGCAACCGCCGCCTCTGTCAACGATCTACGCCTTGCGTTGTCAATTCAGCGATTCCAAGAAGCACGCGCTCGCTATGGCTCTCGGTATACCGAATATCTCCGTTACCTTGGTGTTCGTTCCTCCGATGCCCGCCTGCAACGACCCGAGTATTTAGGTGGCGGTCGCACCAATTTGCAGTTTTCCGAAGTCCTCTCCACTTCTGTGGATGCAACTGATACCGCTCCGTTCCCGCTGCCCGGTGCTTTTGGTGGGCATGGTATTGGCGCAAATCGGACTAATCGTTATCGCAAGTTTTTCGAAGAACACGGTTACATTATTTCCGTGATGTCTGTAGTTCCTCAGACCATGTATCCCGATGGTCTTTTCCGTCATTGGAACCGTCGTACGAAAGAAGACTTTTTCCAGAAAGAGCTTCAGCACATTGGTCAACAAGCTGTTCTCAATAAGGAAGTTGTCGCCGATCACACCGATCCCGATGGCGTTTTTGGTTATCAGGATCGCTACGACGAATATCGTCGGGCTGAGTCTCAAGTGCATGGCAAGTTCCGTGCCGGTCAATATCTAGATGATTGGCATTTCGCACGTCGCATCAACAACAACGCGGCATTGAATGATGGTTTCGTGCAAGCCCAGCCCGTGCGTGACCCTTTCCAGTTCCAGGGTGATGGTGAAGACCCTGCCGATACGCTGTATATCGCGATCCGTCACCAGATCGTAGCCCGCCGCATTGTCGCGGCTCGCGGTTCGTCCTTCATTCTCTGAGGTGTCCCATGCTTATCGATATGTGGCCTTTCAATCGCAACCGTCCCCGTAAGACTGAAGTCAACACTGGTGAGCAGATCATCCAGAAAACTCAATTGCGTATTACCCAAGATGACAAAATCCGGAATTTAATTCGTTCCGAATTACTCCGGCAGGCAATGGGTAAAGTAGAAAATGAGACGTTCGAGGAAGCTGACGATTTCGACATGGAAGACGAAGAATGGGCCTCCCCATACGAGGAGACTTTTGACCCCGGTCCTGCAGACCCGACTCCTCCGGAGCCGACGCCGGCTCCCGGGGCGGCCCCCGAACCGGTAAAACCGAGTGACTCCAATGAGCCGTCGGTCTAGACGCAATATCCGGGCCTCTGAGCCCCATCGCAGGGGGGGG